TTTTAACTCTGTTGTCTTTAGTTCTTCTACCCTTTTCGTCAATAGGAATAACATTTTTTGGCAAAGCCTCTGTATTTTGCTTTGTTAATTTTTGATATGTTTTATCTAGAGTATCATAAAGTACTTCACCAGTTTTAACTGCAATCATTGACTTTCGCATGTCATCTGAAATGCCTACACTTGTTGACTTTGTTGGTCCAGTAGTCAAATCAAATATAGGACGTGATGCTACTGCTTTTTCAGCATAAAAACCAGACTTAAGTCTTTGCTCTAGTAAATAATCCACTGCCTTTGCTTGTGATATAGATCCTAAACTTGGAAAGCCTGTTGGCTTTGTGCTACTCTGCTCTAAAAATCCTTCTGCTCTTATTCTGGCTTGTGCTGCCAATTGCACCATCTTTACTTGATCTGCTGTTATAGGATGTTGGCCACTCTTTAAGAAAGCATTTGACTGTTGTAGTATCTTTGCAGTTTCTTGATCATATAATCTATAGCCATTTTTTTCATTCCACTTTAACAAATTACCCAATATCGTATTTTTTGGATTAGCACTATTTCCTGGGTTTACAAAACTATTAAGCAATCTCATGTCAAATGAGGCAGAGCCACTTAACCATTTTGCAGGACCTGCACCAGCCTCTCCAGTTTTAGCAATGTGAGATAGTTCTGCTCTTAAAAATTGATCAATTTGTTTTTGGTTGTAGCCTAATTGTTTCATTTTTTCTGCAAGATTTTTTGTAATTGACGATACCTGTGTATCTTGAATAAATCTTTTTTCGTCTTCTAATAGTGCATTATACAAAGGAGTACCACGTGGTACATTTTGTTTCCAATTTCCGCTTTCAGTTTTAATAGTAAAATCTTCACGAAGTTTTGACGGGCCTTTATTACTAGAAGTATAGTTACCATGATTTGGGCTTGGGATTAATCCTAATCTATATAAGGTTTGTGATCTTAGATAATCAAGCGATTTGCCTTTTGTTATTTGTCCCTTTTCAAATTTTTCAAGAGACTCTCTAATAAATGCAGAATTATTTTTTGTATCAATGAATATATCGTTTTGAAATAATTTCTTTAAGGTTTGGCTTTGAGCAATATCAACTTTATCACCCTGCAAAATTCCACTTCTTTGTAATCTTTTTAATACTGCATCATACTGGCCTGGATTTTCTGTTCGCAAAGTTGTAAGTGCACTTTTTGCATCAGCATTTATTTGCCGAACCAACGCATCAATTTGATTTTTATTTGCCTGTGAAGTTTGTGCTTTTTCCCAAGCACTTAATTGACTAGGACTCTTTCCATCTGTAGTAAGACCTTTTGTATATTGAGGAATTTGTCCTCCTGCTCTTATATGTGCAGCGTGTACCTTAGTCCAGTCTGTCTTAAGTCCATCTTCTAGTCTTTTAATTACATTTGCATATGCTTGTTTTTCTAATGGATCTAAGTTTTGGAAGTTTTTGCCAGTGGCTATTTCTTTTTTATAGAGAGGAAGAACTCTTCTAATTTCATCTTTTATTGCCTGATCATATTGTTGTGGAGACATTTTTGATGCAAGCCCTGATGTCTGTTGTGCAAAAAACTTTTTAGATCCGCCCTTAAATGCTAATGTATTTGCAAGAGCAGTTTGTTCCATAGAAGGCATGTTTAAAGAAACTTCTCTAAATCCAGATCCTTTAGGGAAGATGTATGCGTTGCTTGCATCTGGAGCATTTCTACCAGATACGTTACTCATCTGTAAATCTCTATCAGAACGAATTGAAGAAGCAACTAATTGCTTAACCATATCTTTCTCAGTAAATTTACCAGTCATTCCTTCTGGAGAAAACTTTTTATCATATTTTGAGACAAGTGCTAAATAAGTTCTTTTTCCTTCTGGATCGGTTGGATCAATAATTTTTACCAGTTTAGATTTTGGTACATTTAGTCCGTGAAGTTTGGTTAAATCGTTTGACCTAATATCTCCCAAAGCAGTTGATGGACTCATTGTTGGCTTTACAACTACTAATTGTCCATTCTTTTGTTTGTATACTCCACCAACACCTTTTACTGGGAAACTATATCCTGTAAATGGCTTAACTAATTCTCCCATATCTTGAGGCTTCATTTTGGCATATGCGCCAGAGTTTGCCTGTTGAGATATCTTTTCTGCTATCTGTCTTGCCTGAGTTACATCAGCAATTTTTTTAGGCATTCCAATATCTACTGCGCCTGATTGTTTTACTGGATGCGAGTTGCCCCAAGGCCTGTATCCTTTATAATATCCAGGAACCTTGTCTGCAAACATTGCATTTATAAGTCCACGGTACTTTTCAGAAGTTTCTGCAGGAATAATTGCTTCACCTGGAGAAACCATTGCTGGTACAACATCTCCAGCGCCTTTTGGACCTGGAACACTAATAACTCCGTCTTCATATTTTTTAACTGGCGGAACTTGAGGAAGTTTTGATACAGCACCTCGTGCACCACTTAATCCTCCAGCAAACAATGCTGGATTTTGTGCAGCCATACCCCTCATCTGAGTTGCCATTTGCTGATATGCTGCTGCCAATTGAAGTGCAGCAACTTTTTCAATATTGAACACTTCAGTTAATCTTGTATGTGTATTATGAAGTGCTTGTCCTGCTGCCTGTTGCTCTAACTGTTCCTGAGTTACATAATTAAATCCAGCACCTAAAACATTTGTTTGGCCATTTAATTTAGCAATACCGCCCCTTATTGTTGCAAAAAGTTTAATAAGGTTTGCTAAACCATTTGCCAACAAACCAAATGTCATAAGCAATACTGGTCCAATACCTGCTACTACGCCTACAATTACTGCTACTACCTTTTTTGTTTGATCACTTAGTGAATTAAATTTTTCAAATAGACCGCCAAAAAACTTTACAATAGGCGTAACTGCTTCAAGAAATGCCTTACCTAATGGCATAATATCTTGCTTAAATTGTTCTACAGCAGCCTGGAACTTAACACCTACAGACTCTTCTATCTTTTTCATTTCTCGTTCAGATAGAATTGCTAACTCTTCAACAGATGCTCCAGTTAACTGAAATGCTCTTGCTGCCTGAGTTCCATCTTTAGAAACATTTTGGAACAAAGTGGATAAACGAGCAAACTGGAACTTACCAAATAATTGCTCAATAGCACGTGCACGATTTAGTGGATCAAGAGTATCTAATGCTCTAGCAAACCCGACAACAGTACCTTTTATGTCTCCCTTATTTGCTTCAACAATTCCTTTAATATTAATTCCCATTTCTCCAAGCATCTTTGATGCTTTTTCTGTTGGGTTAATTAAAGATGCAAGTCCAGATTTTAGAGCGTTAGCACCTTCTGATGCATTAATACCGCCTTCTTTCATTGCTGTTAAGAAGAACGCAAGATCTTCAACATTACCGCCCAACTGTTTAATAACTGGAGCAGCCTTTGGAATTGCAATTGTTAAATCTTCAATAGAAAGAACAGTTTGGTTTTCTACTGCGTTTAAGAAATTAATTTTTTCTGCTAACTGTTCACTAGATAAGCCAAATGCATTTTGTAAAGATATAGTTGTTTCAAGTGCTTGTTGTTGCTCTACTTGACCAAGAACTGCAAGTTTTGTTGCTGTTTCTACCTGTCGTGTTAAATCTGCTCCCTGAAAACCTGCTGCTGCTGCAGTTGCAGCCATGTCCATTGTATCGGTTACTGCTACACCAAACTTTGTATATTCACTTGCTAATTTTCTTATATTTTGTACTGCTGCTTCTACTTCTGCATCATTAGTAAATGCATCACCGTATACACGTTTTAATTTAACTGTTGCTTTTTCTAAATCTCTGAATGCCTTAGAAGCATATCCACCAAGCATCATTAATGGCATGGTCAAACCAACCATCAACTGACGACCAGCCCATTGTGTATTCTTACCAAAATTTAATAACTGTGTAGATCCTTGTTTTAATAACTGATTTAAGAATTGCTGTCGTTGTGCTGCATATTGAATTCTTGTTCCAAGTTCTGTAAACCTACCATTGGCCATCATCAAAGTTCTTGGCATAATACGCATAGCATCAATAAAGCCGCCTTGTGCTTTAGCCATTTGAATGTATTGAGCCTGCAGTGCTTTTACTCTATCTCTACGAGCACGATTTAAAATTTCACGCTCTTGTGCAAATGCCCTACTCAGTACCCTTGTATTGGCTGTAGCAGCAGCCATACTATATCTATAGTACTCTTTAAGTGATAATTTATTTTTTTCTAAGGCAGTTGTAAATGCCATAGTGCTTGATGCAACTTTTGCTTGACTTACCGCAAATTTTCCAGTTGCGCCTATGGCTTGTGCTAATTGAGCATTTAAACCTTTTTGTGCATTTGCAGCAGCCAGGTTGCCTTCAGCAAGTGATTGATGAAACTTGCTGAGGCCTGCCTGTAATCTGCGTAATTGTGCTAAGGCGTCGGCAGTATTAAAGTTGACATTAATATTAGAATTTACATCTGCCAATTCACTTGCACCTCTTTATTTAATTTATTTTGTTAAGCCAGCAACAACTGATGCTTCTGCATTTTGGAATCCAGATGCTGCATCAATTATTTGATAAACTGTAGGAAGATCTAATAGTTCTTCTAACTGTTCTCTTTCTTCCGCCAATTCTGGCTTATATTGTTTCATTGCAATTTGAACACAGTCCATCAGGATATCCATAGATTTATCGTTATCGTCTGAAACTGCAGCCAACTCTGCAAACTTTGTCATAAATGGTCTTAGAAGAGACAATTTAAGTGCTCTAACTGGGACCTCTGTATTGTCGACTAGTGTGATTGTTTTCTTATTATCTTTAGGCTTTTCGGCCATTGTTCCTCCTTAAGGTATGAATAAATTATACCACAGAGGGATTTTATTTTTTAGTTAGATCCTCGTAGTCTAGACCCAAACCAATGCCAAATCCTGCCTGTGTAGCATTTACCCCTTGTAAGGCTAATATGTCATTTGAGTCAGTTGCTTTGCCTTTACTAAATACCCTGGCTTTCATGTCTTCCCAGGCGTTGCTCTTATTAGTTTGTTTATCTAAGTCTACTCCCTGCATAGCAGCAAGGAACTTTTTCTGAGAATAATCTAGGTCTCTTTTTATTTTAAGTGTAGCAACTATTTCAGGCATTGACATAGACGACTCTAACTCTTCATAATCCTTCCATATTCCAAGCAAGAAAACCTCTGATTCTAATTCTGCCAAATCTAATTCATCCCAAGTTGATCCGCTTTCTGTCGCCTGCTTTTTAACTGTCTCTTCGGACTTTTCATTAATTTTAATTCCCGCAGCAAAATCTAATATTTCATATATAGTTGGCATGTCAATATTATCTTCTAACTCTTGCTGTGTTTTTATTTGTGGATAATACTGTCTCATAGCAATTACTGTACATTTTGCCAGAGCGTCTATAGCCTCGTCATCATTTTTGGCAACTTTAACATTTTCAAACTCATCTAAAAACAATTTTAAAAATTTTATTTTTAATGGGGTTATATATAATTCTGTTCCATCTATTAATTCTACGACGGTGCTTTTATATATTTCTGTAGGCATAAAACCATTATACCAAACAGAAAGGCCCAGACTTTCAAGGGTCGTGGGCCTTCTGCGTTATTAAGTTGTATTATGCTGCTACTGTACGGTCAACGATCTTACCATAAGAGCCGTTATCGTTTGGAAGCAGACGGAATGAAACTTCAAACATTGTAGCCTCATCACGCTTTGCAGATACGGTTACGCTCTCAATTGAAAGTGCACGATATGCAACATAGACTCGTTCCAAGTTTGAACCTTCTTCGCAATCACCAGTTCCTGGACCTACTGCGACAATTCCTCGCTCAATCGGACATTCACCAAGAGTTCCTGCCTTGAGATTGAGTGTTGGGTTTCCTGCTACTGTGCTAAGATCTGAATCAGATCCTGCTGTGGCAACAAGAAGATTTTCCAATGTTGATTCAGCAAATGCGGTATTTAGGTTAACCTGCATACCTTGCTTGAACAACTTTGCAACGTCAAGAACCTGATCTACTGCGACTTCACCAAAATCTGGCTGGAATTGAATTTCCAAACCATTCATGGTGTAACCAACGTTACGGAAATCAGCATCTCCATCAAGTGTTGTTGCGTACTTAGTACCGTCAACATATGCTGGTAGATCTGCATCTGTAAGTAGTCCGTCATGTACCCAGACCTGCGCTGCACCTACGATAATATTACTGCTATTACCTAGAGCCATTTATTTCACCTCTTTATTTTTCTAGAAATTAAAAGGCGTGTTTCCTCATTGATAAGTATACAGCCTTTTTATGAAATTACTGTGTTGTTATATGTGCGCTTTCCATCTGCATTTATGCCTTCACCTACGGTATGGTAGCAGTAACTAATGATTATCTTATTCCCCGCATATGTTCTGGCCGTGCCGAAATCGACTATATCCCGTGCCTCTTCTAACTGATATATTGTAAATTCATGGAAATAGACTGGGAGAAATGACTTATTTCCCTTTAAATACAGCCCATCTTCGTTGAGTTTAGACTTAATCCAACCATTAACTTCTTGGGCAGACTCATCTGCTCTATCAAGAAGATCCTGCACTAATTGTGTGTTTTCTATTAAGTTTGCCTGATGATTTTCACCACCAGAATAAAAATAATATAGCAACTGCTCATCTTTAATATGCGGAAATGCTTTTCTACGCATTCTAAACATTCGATCATACACACAAAAGAAATCTATTCCATTGTTCTGAACTTGCTCAATTGTGTTTGGTCCTGATGGGAAAAAACTAACAGCGTTGCCAAATAATAATAATCCCTTTTCTGTCAAATAATCATTTACAAATACTGGTGGATATGAGATAGCCATTATCTAGTTACCCCCGCAGCAGCAACCCACTGATATCCTGCCTTAAGTCCAACTGCTCTACCGCCACGCTTTCCTGCATTTAAATTCTTTTTATAAATTTTTGGATATTTAAAATGTTCTGCCAAACCACTTGCCTGTAAAAATGATTGTCTAAAATAAACTCCAAAGAAGTTAGATATAACATTTCCAAACTGGCCACGTGTTTGTCCACCTGGATTTTCTACTATTACTTCTCTGGATGTAAAAACTTCTTCTCCATCTATTTCAAAACGTAATGCTTGTGCTCTTTTTGGCTTGATAGTAACCCCAATACCCTCTTCCATAATTCGGGCTTTATCATAAAATGGAACACTTGATCCATCTTTTATACTTCTGGACTGCTTCAAAGATGTTTTAAAAGTTAGGCCCAATTTGCTAACAGTAAAATCAATATCAAACAAACGTGCTTCTGGGCTGCCAGTTTTTTGCCATTCATAAACATGATGAAGCAAATCTGGAGATACTCTTGCATTAGCATCAACAAACTGAGATGCTAGTTCTGATATTTGTGGACCCAACGCTGCATACATTGCCGTCTTTCCACGACCCATCCCGTCTAAGAATCCTACAGAATAATCAACAATATTATTCATATCCTTCATAAATTTTTTGCTGTTAAAGGTTACTCTTACCATCAAACATCTACCGCCTGATTCTCAGACCTACGAATAATTAACTTATAATATTCAACATTTCCAAACGGCCCTGCAAACGGATCATGTGTAGCAATTTCAAAAATAGTAGATTTTCCTGACCTTGGCCCAGATGTTTCCTTGTAAATTTCATTACAATTTTTATCTCTTATATTTGTAATAATAACATTTGTAATTGCATTTCTGGCTTCCATGCTTGATATTCTAATATCTGACTTGCAGCGACCAAGTAGTATCTTGTCTTGTGTGATATTAATATTAGGGGTTACTTCTTCTTTAAAGGCCGTCCCTGCTGCTGCAAATGAACATGCTATTGTTCTATCTAATATCCAAGTTTTTTTAACTTCGCCATATGCGCCCTGTTCAACTATTGGGTGATATACATCTGCCTGCATGGGAAATGCGAAGTCTGTTTCCTCGCAAATCATTATAATACTCCTGGCTTAGTTATTGAAGTAATATATTTTTCTAGTATTTTATCTACAAGCAGATTTCCAGTCCCAGACATCATGTTCTTATCAAACTGAATTCTAAATTGATCTGTATTGTATGCTGAGATATATCTCTTGTAGTAATCTAACTTGCCACACTTAATATCGTCTATTAGCATCTTTGTTGCTACCTCGACATCTGCTGGTACTGCACGATAACCAACATCTAGAATAAAAGTGTAATCGACACCTTTTGGAAAGTCTGTTGGAACATAGGCAACATATCCAAGATCTCCGTGTGCAGTTGCAATCTTTGTAATATTGTGCTCTGTTCTATTTCTTTCTTCACCTTCAGTTGCTTTATCAATTCTGTAGATAGCAGAATTGTCTAATAGTATTTTATATTTTTGGTCATAATCATCTTCATTATCAATGTCATAAACCAAAATATCATTTTCATAAACTTTTAACACTTTGTTAGCATCATGCCATATTGGAAAATAATCAGCACCGTTTCCAGATGTATTAATTACCATTTTGTGATTATAAAACCCATCGCCTACATATGTATCAATTATTGATCTAGCAATAAGTTCAAGCATGGTGTATTCATTAACTTCCGTTGCCGTTGTTCCCATTTCTGCAGGATTAACATATGGACGTGTTATCGTTAAATCACTTTCAAATAAAATGTGTTCTTTTTCTGTGTCATAAAATCTAATTAAAAAATCTCTATCAAATTGTATCTTTGATAAAGGAAGTTCGTAAGTTAATCTTCCATTTGCATCTGAAGATAGTTCTATCTCTTCAAATGAGTGATCCACCAAATCCTCTATATAAACTACATAGTCGTAGTTTGCAATGGGCAAATCCCATTTTGTTGTTAGAGGATAAGGCGGAACTCTCAAAACTTGCATTATTACTTACCAAATTCCTTCGCTACTTCTTCTGGGGTAGCAAGTCTAATGTATGACTTTGTGATCCATTGATCTGCAGCATCTTTAGTTACAATGTTGTAACCACGGTAGACTTTGCCTAATCCTGGAACAGTAATATTCTTTGTAGAAAATACTGCTACTTTTTCAACAGCAGGCTTTTCATTTTTTGGCTTGCTTTCAGAGCGAGGCACTGATGCCACTCCAATTGCACCATCTGCAACAGAGCCTAGGCCCTGAACTTCATTAGCAGACTTTGCTAAATCACTTGAAGCAATAGCGGTTACTTCTGTTTCTGAAGAAGAGATGGTTGCCTGAATATTATTTTCTTGAGCAACCTCTTCCACGTTTGTTTGTGGTTGAGATGCTTTATATTTTTCCCATGCACTTACTTCTCCATCATTATTTAAATCAGAAGATTGTGCCTCTGGTTGTTCTAAATTATTTTCTTCCATTATTAACCTCCTTGTGACTATTATAACAGAATAATAAAAAGTTAAGAGGGGGAGGAGATCTAGCCCCTACCCCCTCTCAAAGGTTACTGTTTACAGATTATGAATCTGAAGCAGCGTCTGCCCATGTAATAGCGTCTTCTTCTTCCCATTGAATACCGAAACGGACGAAGACGGTATACTCAATTGTATCCTTCTTTGCCTTGTATTCACGGTTTACAACGATATCACGTTGGAAGCCCCATACACGGTTCTGTGGGAATGTCAAATCGACATATCCTTCTGGATAGTAAGGAACTTCTTGGACATCAATTCCGAGAACACGTGTTGTACGTGCTCCACCGAATGTCTGGCCGTTTCCATCAAGATATGCTTGACGGTTTGCAGCAGTACCAGCAACACGATTACCCATTGCTTCAGCAATTGCATCAGCAAGAGTACCGTTATGCTTAACGATACCAGCAAATGTGTCTGTACCTACATAGAACTTGAGGTTATTCTTAAGAGCACGATACTTACGTGGCATGCCTAGAATAATCTCTTGCATCTTTTCTGGTGTCCAAGCATTGTCAGCAACGGTCAACGCAACTTCGTGCGAATCTCCATTGTCCTTGTGCTTCTTGACGAATCCCTTCATGATTGAAAGGAAGTTTCCAGTTGATCCATCGCCATTAATAG